CACACCTGGATCAAACTTACAAAACAAAGGTATTGTAACGGCAGGACCAAGTGATGCTGGAGCTGGAACTGGTGTAAACCAAGTTCAAATAGCTTACTATGAAGCAACAGGACAAGCAGTAGGTGCTGGTGTTGCGTGTGATATTTTTGTTTATGGTTCTGAATTTAACAAAGGAACTAACGGAATGGTAGGATCATTAGAAGCTGATGACTATATCTTCGATAACAAACCAATCATCATCAAAGACAAGTATTCTGTTTCTGGTTCTGATATGGCACAAATCGGATGGATTGAAGTTACAACTGAAAATGGTGCTTCTGGATACTTATGGTATTTAAAGTCTGAGCATGAAACAAGATTAAGATTTGAAGATTATCTTGAGACTGCAATGATTGAAGCAGTACCTGCAGATGCAGCATCTGGAGCTGGTGATTTCTTACAAGGAGTTGCAGCTGGTAACTCAGCAGCAAACTTAAATGGTTCTGATGGTATTTTCTACGTTGTTGGACAAAGAGGAAATGTTTGGGGTGGAGGAAACCCACAAGTATTATCTCAGTTTGACAACATCATTCAAAGACTTGACAAGCAAGGTTCTATTGAAGAAAATGTAATTTTCGTAAATAGAGAATTCTCATTTGATATTGACGATATGTTAGCAGCACAAAACTCTTACGGAGCAGGTGGTACTTCATATGGTTTATTTGACAATGATGAAGAAATGGCTTTAAATCTTGGATTCACAGGATTCAGAAGAGGTTATGACTTCTACAAGTCTGATTGGAAATACTTAAACGATCCTACTATGAGAGGTGATGTTGTTGGTGGAGCAGTAAATGGACTTTTAGTTCCTGCTGGTTCAACTACAGTATATGACCAAATCTTAGGTAAGAACGCTAAAAGACCATTCTTACATGTTAGATATAGAGCTTCTGAAACTGAAGACAGACGTTACAAAACTTGGATCACTGGTTCTGCTGGTGGAGCAAGAACTTCTGACTTAGATGCAATGGAAGTAAACTTCTTGAGTGAAAGAGCTGTATGTACTTTAGGTGCAAACAATTTCTTCTTATTCCAGAATTAATAGTAGTTATGTAATCTTTACCCTCGTCTTAATGACGGGGGTAATTATTACTTTAATAAATTTTAAATTAAATTAAATCATATTACAATGAAAAACACAAATAAATTTGTAGATAAATTCTACAGACTAAAAAGAGATTCTGCACCATTATCATTTATGTTAGCATCTCGAAACTCACGAAGATTCCCACTATTACATTTTGATGAAACTGAAGGTGTAAACAAACCTTTACGTTATGCACGAAACCAAAGATCCCCATTTGAAGAGGAGCAAGATGGCAATGCCATTTTAGAACCTATTGTTTTTGAGGACGGTGTTTTATTTGTGCCTAAACAAAATCAAGTGTTACAAAAATTTTTACACTTACATCCACAAAATGGTAGCATATTTGAAGAAGTTGATTCAGCAAGAGATGCAGCAGATGAATTAGAAATAGTTGAGTTAGAATTAGAAGCACAAATAGTTGCCAAAAATTTAAACTTAGAAAAACTGTTATCAGTCTCACGTATACTTTTAGGAACAGGAGTAGACAAGATGTCGACAACTGAAATAAAAAGAGATATATTACTGTATGCAAAACAAGAACCTCAAGATTTTATTGAGACTTTAAATGATCCTATGTTAGAATTGCAAGACACAGTGTATAAGTTTTTTGATGCTGGATATTTAGCATTTAGAAACAATCAACGTGATGTATATTTTAACTTACCAAAAAATAAAAAGAAAATGTTGACAGTTCCGTTTGGTGAAGACGCAAATTTTATTGTGGCTTCTTACTTCCAATCTGAAGATGGTCTTGAAACTTTTAAAGGTTTATCAAAACGCTTGAAGGATAAAGATAATTAGTCGTATATTTGTAGTGAGAATAATCTCATATAACATTTATTTTTTTTTATAACGATGGAAAAATTTTTAAAAATCAGTCTAAGTGACGCTTATCACTTAATTCCAATTAAGAACATTCTTGGAGTAGAAGTAGGAGCAAACAGTAAAGTTAAAATTCTTTATAATGTAGTTGGTCACACAGCGACAGGAGCTTCTGAAGTCTTAGGATTTGAGATTACAGCTTCAACAGCAAGTGACGCCGCTAAAACTAAAGAGCAGTTAAACAGTATTGTAGATGCTATTGAAACAGCATTACAAACAAGTTGGGTAAAACCATACTTTGTTCTTGAGCCTAAATACGTTATTACTGGCGTAGCTCAAATAGAAGTAGAGTACTCTGCGTAAGCAAAACTAACTAACTATAATTAGAGAGGCTACAAATAAAAGTAGCCTCTTTTTTTTTGTTATCTTTGTAAAAACAATTTATTATGCCTATAAACGATGTACGAAATACTGTTTTAGCAATAGCTAATAAAAACAATTACGGTTACATATCACCTCAAGATTTTAATCTTTATGCACAACAGGCCCAAATGGATGTTTATGAAGATTATTTTTATCAATATAACAATTGGATTAATAGAGAAAACTCAAGAACATCAGGGACTGGATATGCTAATATTGTAAAAAGTTTAGAAGAAGTTATTGATAGTTTTTCTGCTGAAGCTTTTTTAAGTCAATTGCCTGCAGATTTAAACTTATCAAACAAGTATCAATTACCTGCAGACTATTATTTAATAAACAAATTATTTTATTATCCAAACACTTTGTTTACAGGAACAAATACTGTTGTAAATGCATTTAAGTTAACTGATAGTACAAAAACTTTTATATCAAACCCATCAACGATGGTAAGCCCTCCTATTGGCAGTATTATTGTAAATAACACCACAGGGCAACAATGTTATGTTACGGCAGTAGATAACGCTACAACGCTTTCTATTAGCAGTAACATTATGAATTTAAATAACACTTACACAATTTATAGTGCAAACAATATAACAGAAGTAGAAAGAGTAAATCAAAATAAAATATTTTTATTAACGAGTTCTAACTTAACAGCTCCAACTACACAATATCCTGCGTATGTTTTAGGTGGTGCAAGTACTAATGTAGCAACACCAAACGCAGTAATAGGAAATACTGTAGATGTATATCCTTCGACTATAAGACAACAGTACGCAATAAAAGTACAATACATTCGATATCCCTTACCTCCACAATGGACGTATACGAGTTTAGTATCTGGTGAACCATTATTTAATCCTGGCTCTACAAGTTATCAAGATTTTGAATTACCATTATCTGACGAGGCTATGTTAGTGGCTAAAATTTGCCAGTATGTAGGAATTGAAATAAGAGAAGCTGACGTGTATAAGTTTGGATCGGATCAAGAAGCAATGGAAACTCAAGAATCATTATAATATGGCATATATAACACAATTCGAATATTATCAAAACAATGGTAACAACCCAACTAATGAAAATTGGGGTTCATATCAATACGTATCATTACAAGATATAGTTAATAATTTTATGTTAATGTATCAAGGTAATCATGAGTTAATAAATAATTTAGATAGATATCAAGTTATTTTTCATGCAAAAAGAGGAATTCAAGAATTGAATTACGATGCGATGAAAGAAATTAAAATATTGCAAATAGATATTGATGCTAACTATAGATATGTTTTGCCTTCAGATTTTGTAAACTGGGTTAGGATATCTCAATTTAAAGATGGCATACTATATCCATTGACTGAAAATATCCAAACAAATTGGTCAAATGCTTATTTGCAAGACAATAATTCAAACATATTATTTGATCAAGACGGTAATGCATTAAGCCCACAAGACTCTGAGTTAGACTTAACAAGAGCAACTCGTGGCATATACTTAAATGATGCCAGTGCATTTAATAATCAACCTGGATATTTATTAGATGGGTGTTGGTATTTTGATTATCAAATTGGCTCTCGTTTTGGATTAAATACTGAAACTGCTAACGTAAATCCAACTTTTAAAATAGACAAAAAAGGTGGTGTTATAAATTTTAGTTCTGCTCGTTATATGGATTCTGTAGTATTAGAATATGTTTCTGATGGGATGGAGCAAGGTAATGATTCACAAATTAGCGTAAACAAATTGTTTGAAGAATTTATTTATGCATATATAAAGTTTTCTATTTTAAATGGGCGTTTTGGTGTACAAGAATATATTGTAAACCGAGCACGTAAAGACAAATCTTCTTTACTCAGAAATGCAAAATTAAGATTAAGTAATATACATCCTGGTCGTTTGTTACAAAACATGAGAGGTCAAAATAAGTGGATAAAATAATATGGCAATATTAACAACCAATTTCAATAAAGGGAGAATGAATAAGTCTATTGATGAAAGACTTCTTCCTCCTGGAGAATATATAGATGCAATGAATGTACGTGTTGGAGCTACAGAAACCACTGAAGTTGGTGCTGTAGAAAACTCACGTGGTAATGAGCAAATGACTACTATTGCATGGAATGGTGTTAATTTTTCTGCTAACGCTACTACAATAGGTAGCTATGAGGATGGTATACATGAAACTATTTATTGGTTTGTACATGATCCAACAAACGGAGCAGTAGGTGGTGGTGTTTTAGACGCTGTTATATCTTATAACACACAAACAACTGGTGTTACAATGCACGTTGTTTCTACTTCAGTTTTAAATTTTAATACAACATATTTAATTACAGGGGTTGATTTAATAGAGAATATGCTTTTTTGGACTGACGATATAAATCCTCCAAGAAAAATAAACATAACAAGAAGTTATGCCGATCCAAATACTTCAGCTCCATATGCAGATAATGTAACAGCAGAAGATTTAAATGTCATACAAAAACCTCCTGGATTTGAATCTACAGATACACTTCCAGTTCCAGGTGTAGAACTTCTTTCTGTACCAGGTGAAGAAAATTTTTTAACAGACAGGTTTATATCTTTTGCATATAGATATAGATATGTAGATGACGAATATAGTGCAACTTCATTATTTACTAATCCTGCTTTTCAACCAGGTGCATTTCGTTTTGATACCAATAATTATAACAATATTGGTATGACAAACTTTTATAACACTGCAAGAATATCTTTTAACACAGGTTCTGACAGAGTTAAAGAGGTTGATTTGTTATTTAAAGATTCTAATACTAATAATATATCTGTAATTGAAAGGTTTAATAAAAACGATTATGGATGGGCAAACGACAGCACTCAAACATATAGTTTTACTAACAGTAAAGTTTATTCTGTTATTGGACAAGATGAATTACTTAGAATGTATGATAATGTGCCACGCACTGCTTTAGCTCAAACTATACAAGGTAATCGTTTGATGTATGCAAATTATGTAGATCAGTACAACATTACAAATGCATCTGGAAGTAATATATCAATTAACTATCAAACAAGTTTATATTCTAAAACTATAGATTTTGAATCTTTAGATAACGCAACACTATCTGCAGGTATTGCATATACATTGTCAGGAACAAGTATTACAGTTCAAAATTCTTTAGCAACTTTTGATTTTACTTTAATTGCTAACAAATTAAAAAAAGATGCAACCATTGGTATTAATTTTAGGTTAACTACAGATCAAATAAATGGAAGCACTTCAGATCCATGTTATTCACCTACTTTTAGTAATGGAGACATTAGAATATCATTATCTTATAGATTGCCACAAGATTTTGCAAGTGTTTATGATATGTGTTCAAGCCCTTCTTTTGCGAATTCAATAGGCACTGTTTTAAACACAAACTTTCAACCAATAACTACATGTGCAAATGGATCATCTGTAACTGATGAATTCAATTGTGCTTTAAGTGTACCTACTAATTGTTCAGGATGGTCTAAATTTAATAGTAGTATTACTGATGCGACATCTCAACAAGGGTTTAGATTTGTCACTACACCTGGTTCAAATCAAGTTGGGTTTCAACCTATTGCTATGAACTATAGGACTACTGTTACTCCAAACCTTACTACAAATTTGTTCGAGTATTTTAGAGTAGAAACCGCAACTGCAAACTTTACATCTACGGATGACACAAGTTCATTACATAGTAATCGAGATTTTGAAACTGGATTAGTTTATATGGATGACTATGCAAGAGCATCAACAGTTTTAGTATCTGAATACAATACTGTTTTTGTTCCGTCACAATCAAGTATTAATCAAAATAAAATACAAGTTAATTTGAGTAGTTTACCACCGTCTTGGGCTACAAAATTTAAATGGGTTGTGAAGCCAAGTAAAGCAGGATATGAAACTATTTATTCTAACTTTTTTTATGTAAGACCAAGTAATAATAATATTTATTTTAGATTAGAAGGTGATAATCAAAATAAAGTTACTAAAGGACAAGATTTAATCGTTAAAAGAGATGTGGATGGTGCAGTAGAACAACTAACTACATGTACAGTTTTAGATGTAGTTCCAGAAGCTGAAAATTTCTTAGCTAAAATAAATGAATTAGGTGAAGATACTTTTCAATTACCAGGCTTATATATGATAATAAAAGCTCAGAATTTTAATGTTACTATACCAAATGATGCAGTTGTTGAGTTAGGTGAAGAGACATATAAATCAGATTCAGAATCATACTGTAATGCACAAGTTAATTATCCAATATTTATAACAACACCTGGAACTCCAGACACTTATCAACTATATGATATCCCGGCTGGTAGTATTATATATATAAATGCTCGATACGGTAGACAAGACAGATGTTGTGGTTGTGATGGAAAAAGATATGTATTTGAAAAACAATTTGTTGCATCTGCTGACTACCCTACTTTTTATGACTGGTTTGTTGGTGATAGTATAGATCCTAATACTGGTATTGTAACTGAAGGTAATGTAGGGAATTCTGAATTTAGTGCTGTTGTTTCATCGAGTGCGGCAAACGTTAATTGTGTAAATTGGACACCTCAATGGCAATTTTGGCAGGACGGATACAGTGGTACAATTGATTTAGCAAAACCTATGTATCTTTCAATACGTTCTGGTATTAAAGGATGTAGACATACGTGGCCTGCTAAAGATTCAGACGCATATATACATTTAGAAATAGTTGTTACACGTGCTAATAATTTAATGGTTTTTGAATCTGTGCCACCAGACGCAAACACAGAAATATTTTATGATGCTTCTGAGATGTATGATATTGCGGGAGGCTTTCATAAATCTGGTACTTTTGACGGAGATAAAAATCAAACTGCAACTCAAGATGCATTTTTCACTTTAAACTTTATGGACTGTTATACCTTTGGTAATGGTGTAGAGAGTTATAAAGTAAAAGACTCCATAGCTGGAAGATCAGTAGTTATGGGACAAAGAGCGTTAGCAGCTTCGGCAGGTAACTATAAAGAAGCTGATAGGTTTTCTGATATCACATATAGTGGTGTTTATAGTAGCACTTCAGGAGTTAATAATTTAAATGAATTTAATTTAGGTTTAGCTAATTTCAAAGAATGTGAAAATTCATTTGGACCTATTATGAAAATGCACTCACGTGAAACTGATATATTAGTTTTACAAGAAGATAGGATTACTTACGTAATGGCTTCTAAAAATTTGATAAGCGATTCTACTGGTGGTGGTGTTATTGCATCAGTTCCAGAAATTTTAGGAACGCAAATAGCACGAATAGAAGAGTATGGAATTAGTTTTAATCCAGAAAGTTTTGTAGCATACGGATACGATATGTTTTTTACTGACACTAAAAGATTAGCAGTATTAAAATTAAAAGGGCGTAATGCTTCAAATGATTCATTAGAAGTTATTTCTAATGTAGGAATGCGTTCTTGGTTTAGAGATCAATTTATTACTCAATTAACAACACAAAAAATAGGAGGTTTTGATCCTTACATGGGCGAGTATGTTATACATACAAACGATATACCAGTACCATTTCCTACACCACCAATACCATGTGGTACAACAATAGAGTTTAAAAGTCAAACTCAAGCAAAAAGTTTTGTTTTTGATGTTGGAAATGTTATAGATACAACATCAAGTGTTACTTTAACAGTAACGGGGACGGTTGTAGTTACAGGTTCTTGGAATGGTGTTTCAGGATCGGCAGTTACAATAACAAACACAACTGGTTCTTATACATATAGTAAAACTTTAAACACACCAACAGAGGTTAAGATAACAGTTACACCATCAGGAACTGCATCATATACTATAACTGCTAATTGTCCTACAGAAACTCCAATTAAAATTGTACAAGTAGTTTTAAACTCATCTGTTGAAGCTGGTCAATTTATACATGCAGAGTATGGATGGAGTACAGCTACGCATATAAGCCCAATAGCAAGTACAGGAGTAGAGTTTGGTAACACATCACTTGTAGCAAGTTTATTTGACGAACAAACTGGAACACGCTCTATAGGAGTTTTTCCTTATAATGGCGTAAATTTCTTTTTAGGAACGGCTAAAATTGGTTCAGATAATTATGATGTAACATCGAATCCGTATCAGTTAAGTTTTTTATCTACAAATACACAATATCAAAATACTACAAACACATCAAACGGTATACCTGCTTTGGTAGCTGCGGCATCTGGCAATGAAATACCAAATAGTTTGATTACTAATCCTGGACAGGATATTTATAAAGCTACTGTAACTCCAAGCACAACACCTGCTTTTAGTTTACCTATTAATAATCAGTATTTATATTTAATTTATGATTTTAGAACGACTGTAGTTCAACAACTATGTTATGATGCGTCTTCAGCCGTTGACGCATGTTGTGACTGTTCTTTCACGTGTACAGCATATCAAAGTGGATCACTGCAAACCAACTCAACAGATGCATGTGTTCAACCATTAGTAAACACTTATTATTTTTTAAACACAAACCCAACAACAACTTACCCAGTAGTGGGTAGTTTGGTTTACTCATCAACTACTTGTGATGTAACTACAACGTTGACAGATGGGTTTTATAGATATCAAAATGGCTTTATACAAGTCAATAATCAAGGCATAGTAATACAAGTAGGAAATTGTTAAATTTGTAATATGGGAGCATTAGGTAATTATTATTTTGACGGGGTTAGTTTTGCAAGTGCAAGTATGTTATATACAAATGCAGATTTATCAACAGTAGCTCCCAACGGATATTATGGACAAGGTGGTATTGTAAGACAATTAATAGGAGGTCCAGGAACACCAACCTTATTAGCCGCATTACCTTGTGACGGATGTACTGTACCTTGTGGTAGTGGTGTCAATGGTAGTGGTGGAACTGGAAGTTATTCATTAACAATGAATTTAGGAAACTCAATAGGTGCGGCCTTAGTAACTTTTAATCCTCAATCAGTGCCTGATAAATGTACGTGGACATATAATGGTGTTAGTGCATCTGAATATTCATCGCCAAGCGAAGGCTATTTACAAGGTATGATTGGAACTATTGCTTCGGCTGGATCGTGTAGTTTAGCTATGACTAACGCAAATGGTAGTAATAATCAAAACACAACAGGAGCATCATTTCTTTACGATGCAGCATCAACTCAATTTGTTAATACTGGAACACCAGCAACATTAGGGCCATATACAAATCAAGCTGCTGGAGGAGTAGATTTTACTGCTAACGCACCAGGAAATTGTATTATGGTAGTTCCAAAACCTAATGCGAGTCCAGAAAATGTAACGTTTGTTATAGAAGGTCCTTGTACGGGAACTGCTTGGTCAATAGCAGTGACGTGTCCAACTGCTTTAACAAGTTTTACAGCATCAGCAATTGGATCGAGTGTTACTGTTGCATGTAATCTTGCTTTAAATCAAACATATTTCAACGCACCAGTTTCAGGAACTGCAGGAAATCCAGCAGTAAATGATTGGGTTTTTACAGACGCAAATGGTGTCAATCAATTAGCATCAGGAATTTATAAAATTAGTGCAACACAATATATGCAAGTTAGTGCAGATGGTGTAATAACTGCAATAAATACTTGTCCTTAAAATAAAAAAATGGCAGCATACACACTTACATATTCTATTGGAGAACCATTTACTGGATGGCCTTCGTTTTATTCTTACAATCCTGAGTTTATCCAAGGAATGAATAGTTTTTTATACACGTTTAATGGTGGTAATGTGTTTAGACATAATACAAATCCTACAAGAAATACTTACTATGGACAGTTTACTGCATCAACTATTACAAGTGCATTGAATCCTAAACCCACTGAAGATATCAAACTATTCAAAACATTATCCTATGAGTCAAACACAACAGTTAGTGACACAAGTCAAGCAAGATGGGCTGCATTAGAATTATTTACTGACTTGACTGACGGATCACCATCATCAATGTTAGAAACTTATTTTGAAGAAAAAGAAGGAGAATGGTTTTCATTTTTAAGAACTAATGATGGAACAGTAAACTGGGCACAAAGATCAGCAAACGGTATAGGTATTGGAACTATTGCTGCAGGTCAACCTTTAAACGCAACACAAATTACTTTTGCTCTTCCAGTAGGCTCAATTATAAGTCAAGGTGATACTGTATACGCAGCTACAGTAAATGCGGGTGTAGCTACCACAGCTCCTATATTAGCAGGTATTGTTACATTAGTTGTAAACACTCCTAATTCATATAGCATAACTATAGATGCCAGTGGTGCTGGTTCAACTGTACCAACTACTGGACAGTTTATTTTCTTCATTAAAGATGCCGTAGCAGAATCGCATGGAGCACGTGGGTATTATCTGCAATTTAAACTTTCAAATGATTCAACAAGTCCAGTAGAGATATATTCTGTAGGGAGTAGTGTGATGAAATCTTATCCATAAAAATTTATTATCTTTGTTGGTAAATGAAATTAAATATATTACCACTTAAAGAAAGCGATTATGAGGAGGTTTTATGTGGATGGTGGAAAACATGGCGTTGGACACCACCCCCTAAAAACTTTTTACCTGAAAATGGTACAGGTGGTTTTATGATATATGACGCAGAAATACCAGTGGTAGCAGGATTTCTTTATAATACGAATTCTGATGTAGCTTGGGCAGACTGGGTAATATCTAATTTTGAATATAAAGATAAATATAAAAGACAAGTAGCTATTAACTTACTATTATTGTCGTTAGAAGAAAGAGCTACTCAAATGAATAAAAAATTCATGTACGCATTAGTAAAAAACAAATCATTAGTTAATGTATACAAAGAACAAGGCTATGAAGAAGCTTCTTCATATACTACAGAACTAATAAAAAAATTATAATATGGCGGCAGCAACAGCAATAATAGGTGCAGGTGTAGGATTAGCTCAAGGGGGTATGTCTTTCATGCAGGCAGCGAAACAAAGAAAAGCAGCAGACAAAGCTCGAATAGAATCAGAGCGTTTGATGAAACAAGCAAGAGAAGATGCACAAAAGAATTTCTTTCAGGGATTGAATGTTCCTATGGAGGCGTTTGGACAACAGTTTAAACAAAACATGCAAACTCAACAACAAGGAATTCAAGCACTACAAGAGGGTGATACACGTAATTTAATTGGTGGTATTGCTAAAGTTGGAGCAGAAGCGTCAGAAAATGCTAATGCAATACGAACAGATTTGCAAGGTGATTTATATGAAAACGCTCAAATGAAAGCTCAAGCTGGCGAAAATGTTAAACAACAACTTATTGGTATGGATGTAGGTAAAGCCAAAGATGAATTGTCGAGAGAGAAAGACAATTTAACCGCACAAGCCGAATCTATGAAAAGTGGTTTTGAAGGTGTTGGAGCATTTGCTGGTGAAGCAGGTAAAGCGTCAGCTTTATATAAAGCAAAAAAGGATTTGTTGTCTGATGAGGAATTAGAGATGTTTAAGAGTTTGTACGGAAACGTAGTAGGAACAGTATAAATAAAAATAGATGGCAGAAAAACCAACACTAAATACAGTCAATCCAGATTTATACAGTATATACGAACCACGTGACAGTTCAACTCGTATCCAATGGGGGACTATAGGCAAGAACTTACAAGGTGTTTTTGACGGAATAGAAAAAGATAAAGCAGACAAAAAACAAAAATTAGATGATGAGTCAAATGCTTTATTTACAAAAGTAGCAGAAATAGAATTAAACGCTGATAAAACATTTAGTGATGGTGTTTTAGAAATGGCAACTAATTTAAAAAAGAATTTAATGCTACAACAAAAACTTATGAAGGATGGTAGAATTCCTCCTGAAAAGTTTCGTCAGTTAATGCAAAAAGCTAAAGATCAAATGGCACAGTTTGGTATAATGGCCAAGAGTGCTCAAGAGTATACAGACAATGCAGTTAAAAGACAGCAAGACAATACTTCAGGAGCAAGTGAAACTTATATACAAGGTTCAAATCAAGGATTTAACAACTTAAATGGTACTGTAAACTGGATGGATCCAGGAACAAATACTGCATATATAGTTAGGTTAGATGCTAATGGTGATATGCCATCATATAAAGATAGCCCTGAATCTTATCTTCCTGCAAGTTACGCAAATAATAGGTCTAAGTATCAGTATGATAGAGAAACGGCAGACATTACAGCACAAACTGCTTTGTATAAAGATGAGATGCAGAAACTTATCACAACCTTCCCTGCAACACGTAAGGTTAATGGGGTAGAAGGTATATACTTTGTGTCTAAAGACGATGTTAGACAAAACAAAACAAGATTTGAAGAAATGAAAGAGTCATTGTTCCAATCTAAGTTTAATTATGACGATGAAGTGTTAAGTAATGCTGCAGGACAATATGACAATAATTTTAGTTTTGCACAATCAGAGAAAGAATTTAAAGAAAACAATCCAGGTAAAGATTTAAAATACTGGATTAAAGTTGATGCAAACAGTTACCCACCTAAGTTTGAGCCTAATGATAGAGCTTTTGCTGAGGAAGTAGTACGTGCTGCCAGTGATTCAGCATTTGACCAACAGATGGATTCAATGATGAAAATTGATGGAGGCATGTCATTCCCACAATTAAATAGCACAGGAGCTGCTATTGTGCAGACAAACCAAGAGGGTATAGGATATCTTCAAAGAGTTAATGATATAGTTGCAGGAGACATGGCTGTATTTAGTAGTCAAACTGCCACTGGTATACAACAACTAAACGCTGGTAAAAATGATCCTGCTCAAATGATTGATTCTATCAAACGTCAAGGTGATCAAATAATTGTAACTTACCAAAACGGAAAAACAGAACCTGTCAATAGAAAAGATGCTAATGGTAAAATAAGAAGTACAAAAGATTTATCCAGAGAGCTATGGAGACTTTTAACTCCTGGTACAGACTCTCAAGGTAAACCAATGAGTTTTGATGATGTCACAAGAGAGTTTGAAAAGAAAAGATCTTACACTCTTAACACACGTTCAATGAGTGACTCTGAAATTACTGAAACATTAAAATCAGAAAAAGCTAAAGCGAACTTATTGGCTGGTGGTAACGCAACACCTACGCCAGCCGAAATAGACGCTGAAAAAGTAAACGTTACTGTTGCACAAGCAGATATTGATGATGCAAAAGCAAATGGATTAGATATAACTTACGCAGGTGAAGACGCAGTTAATTTTGCAGCACGAAATCCATACAAAGTTAAAACTGCAGGTGAAAAAATAATTAGAGCTCAAGGAGATAAATTACCTACAGTTTCTGGAGGGGATCATATGCGTAGTAAGATAGATCCAGGTAATACAACTGCTCTTACATTGCCATCGTTTTATTATAGCGCTGGATCGAGAAGAAAAGCACAGATTGAAGGCTCAGTAAATGATGTATTTGTAGCTTATCTACCGTCAGCCATTAGAAAAAATTCTAAAATTGAATTGGTAGGTAATCCACCAAAAATACAAGTTAAGTATAGAGATAAAAAAGTAGTTATCCCTGGTGTGACTGACATAGATCTTGACAATAACACGACATATGTAAACCTTGATAAAATGTTAGCAGAAGCAGCTCAAAAAATTGTAAAGAAAAGAAATGATGAATTAGCTAACCGTAAAGGTGGTAAACCGACAGCATATTAAATATGAATGAAGAAGTACTACGAAAATTATATGAGAATGGATCTGGAGTTTTTGATTTACCTCCCTATGAACAGTTTGTAATAGACATGCAAGATGAGGGCAAACTATCTGCGTTTAGAGATAGTATGTCTGAATTTTTTGATATACCAGATTTAGACACTTTTAAATCTGATATTGGTTTTACTGCAACTGATGTTGTTACTGAAGGTGGGCAAACTGAAGTTGTTCAAGAGTCTGTTGATACAGAGACTGTAAATACTGAGACTCCAAGATTAGATGGAGATAAGGATTTTCTTAATTCAGATATAACACCACAACAGGGGGTTGCAACCATTACAGAAGATGTTGAGTATGATGAAAAAGAATCAGGTGGAGTATTTGATTTAACTTCTCTTGGGGAAGATGGTTCAATTACATATGATGAAAACGCTACACCCTTTGAAAGATCTTTAGCTTTTGTAAATAGAGATTTATTTACACGTGACGAAGAGCCAGTAGTCAATAGACTTAACTATCATTTTAATGATTACGGCTTTACATTTGAAGAGTCAGGCATATTAGACAACGTAACTGTAACCGCACCTAATGGTAATAAAGAAGAGTTTGCGGTGGACTCATGGTTTACGGCTGATAACACAGAAGAAGCAAGAGCATTAAGAGATTTTATCAGAAAAAATCAAGAAAAGTCTATTATGGAGACTTTGTCTAACGAGTATAGCAATTCCAAAAAAAAATACTTTACTGCCGAAGCTTACAAAAAAGATATAAAAAACATTCAAGGATCGTCTGCTGATTTAGTTAAAAGACAAAAAGAGTATTTTGAACGTAAAGAAGCACATGAAGTTGCAATGGAAAAATATGCCACTGCACCTGCAGAATTATTTAAAGATCCTAAATTCTATCAAAGATATCAAGAACAAATTGCTGAAGGTCAATACTTAGCGAGTATGGGAACAAAGTTATCTGATGAATATGGAACGTTTAAAGACAACTCACAAGACATAGATGTTGCCGTTGGTAACTATGTTAAAATGAAAGAGTCGGATGGTACAGCTTTAGGTACGGCATTTGGTGGATTGTATAATAGTTTTGTTGGATATTTTGATTCTGCAATATCAACAATTGGTGGAACAGGAATTGAAGCTTTTTATGGTTTAATGCAAGGCATAAAAGGTAATGACTTTGGGCTTACTGATGAAGAGTATAGAGATGAATTTATACGTGTGTATGAAGGCTATAAAGGAATTAAAGTTCCTCAAGAAATAAAAGATTCAGAAGTAGCCTTTTCAGATTGGCTTGAAGGGTTGAAAAAAGAAGGTGAATTAACTGGTGCTGCATTTAATCAAATGATGGTTAAATCTTTTGGTAGACCAGAAAACTTACAGGGAAATGAATTTACTGGGCAATTTATAATAGAAAAAAATGACAGTCGATTAAGCAAACTCCCTAATGGAGTTTATGATATTGATAGAGGTGTTCGATATAATTACGGTGGAACAGGTGTTTTAGGATTAGGACAACCTACACTTCAATATGATAATCCTCAAGTGTGGAGTATAGAAGAAGACGATTGGGTAGATGCACCAGGTGTATTTGGAGCAACTAACACTTTTAATGAAATTGATGAGTTAATAGGTGATCAACAGGTTAAGGGGACAAAAGAAGAGTTTAAAGATAAGTCAAGAGATTTTTTTCAAGATTTGATTGGAGTTCAAAATGTGAGCGAAGAAAGAATGCAGGCACAAAGAGACGAAAGTATAATAATGACAGGTCTTTATGGCGCGGCTGAATCTCTTCCTGCTTTAGCACCAATGCTTTATCAAGCTATCAAACAAAAAAAAGTTCCTAAAGTTCCTAAAGGTAAAAGTGGTACAGCTTTAAAGAGAATGGGACAAGCTATAAAAAGATGGGCTACAGATGGTTATAGACAATCTTCATTAGTAGCAATGGCTTTACTTCATGCTGATAAATTAAATGAACAAATGGAGCAGAACCCTGAATTTGAATGGGTATCTGAGACAGAAAAAAAAGGAATAGTTTTGCCTCTCGCAATTACTTCTGGTATTTTAGAAACTTTAGGTTTTAGAAATTTATTAAAAGGAACTTCAGGGACACAACTAATAACTTCTATTACAACAAAAGCGTTGAACTCCTTGCCTAAAGGAGCAACACCACAAATGTTTCGTAAAGCTGTTGTTAATTTAATGGACAATAGAATGACGGCTGCTATAGGAAAGTCTGGATTATATAAGTTTGGACAGAGAGTTGCACCAGCAGCATTATCCGAAGCAGAAACAGGATTATTTCAAGAATTTACAGACATCGAAGGTAAAAACATTTATAACGCTATCAAAGGCAAGGAAATGTTTGTGAATCCAGATCGTTGGTCGTTAGAATATTTTAAACAGTTAGGACACTCTGCTGCTGCTGAAGCCGTAGGTGGGTTTGCTTTAGCAACTCCTATGGGTATTGCTAACATGAGAAACAAAGATGGATCGTTTGTCACAATTAGTGATGAAATGATTGAGTTGTTTGATAACATGAAAAATGATGATACCTATGTGCAGGCTTACTACACTAAGGTAGATTTAGAAGTTGCTCAAGGATTAATAAGTAAAAGAGCTGGAGAACAAAAAAAATCACAGTTTGATACACTACGAGCTGCATCTATAGATTTAGACGTGGCTACAGATTTAAGTACAACTCAAAAGAAAGACGCTCTTCAATTAATTTTCAGAAAGAAACAATTACAAACTGAAATGGAAGGTATGGATTCAGACTTGGGTACATATAAAGACAAGCAGGCTGAGTTAAATATTATCAAATTACAATTAGGAGAAATTGGAAGTCAAGAAGCGTCAAACAAAGGAAAATTAAAACAAGAACAAGAAAGCTTACCTTCGTTAGTTACTGAAGAACAAGCAATAAATGAATTAAAAGAAGAAGGGGTGGAAAATCCATCGCCAGAACAAATAAAAATAAAACAAGATGCCCTTCAAGAGTCAAGCACAACGAGAGTGGATGCACCAAAATCTGCCGAAAATAGCAGCGAGGTGGGAGAAAGCGTATCCAAGTCGGAGTCTACCAACGAGAGTTCGCAAGAAAACCTCAACCAAGAAACCGAGTCATCTGAAAACCAAAATGAAACGCAAGAGGAAGTAAGAGACAGAAACGAACAAGAAGATATAGAATCTTTTTTCGATGACACTATTGAAACAAACGAAATAGTATCACCTAATATTAGTAGAAACAAAGGCAAGTCTCCTTCTAATGTAGATGCAAATATGCAGACTACAATTATAAAGAATGCAAAAAAGGCTGCTAAAGCAATCAATAAACTTTTTCCAAAAGTACGTATTGTTGTTCATGATAATACCGACTTGTTTACTAAACAAACTGGTAAAAACGGAAGAGGATATTTTAATCCTACTTCTAATACCATACACATAAATATGGAAACGGCTACAAAGTCTACACCATTTCATGAAGCTGTACACGCAATGGCTAATCAACTAATTAAAACTGATGCCGCAGCCAACAAAGTATTTGGACGTATGCTTTTAAGTTTAGATAAAGTTTTACCCGCTTCGGGTAATATAAAACAACGTATAGATAATTTCACTAAACAATATGAATCAGAAGATCAAAACGAAGAAGCTGTTTCAGAGTTGTTTGGTATACTGGCATCTGAATATAAAACTTTAAAAAAGCCAACTCAAAATAAAATAATTAATTTAATTAATAGGTTTTTAAAAAAATTAAATATTCCATCACCATTTAGAGAAGGACTAACTAAATCAGATGAAGCAGTAATTGACTTTTTAAATACAGTATCTACAAGATTAAGACAAGGCGAAGAAATATTGCAAGAAGATGTTCAAGTTCTTGAAGATATAAATGCTGAAATGAACGAAGTTGGAACTGCTCCAATCGGAAACCCCACAACAATAGTTGACGAAAGAAAAGGTAAAGAAGAGAAAGTAAGTTTTGATGGAGTGTACAACAACTCATTAATTACCCCAGAAAGTGAATTAGATATTGATGCATTAGTTGAAGACATATCTAATAAGAAACAAAAGGTATGGTTCTGGATGGCTGATCAGTTGGGTATTGGAACAGTAGATGGTGTGGCTATAGATGGAGGTCCAAGTTATGCTTATGTACCAGAAAATCAAAAGAAAAAAATTATTTGGGCAAGTGGTATGAGTGAATCTGCATTAGCAAGAAACTCAGAAGAAGCCGACTATATCTTTATAGTAAGTGGTTCTCCAAAAGCAAGTAAGTTAGCAAACAAAAAAGTCTACGATTTATTTATTTCTAAATTAGGAAGTTTTGAAAAATTTAAAACTAACGTTGATAATTTCGCTAAACCTCCTATCAAAGCAGTAAAAGATATACTTGCAAAATATGACAGTTGGGATGCTATTAGAAATGCTAAATCTAATACAGTTAGAAAAACATTCTTATCTGGTTTAGTTGCTTCAGAACAAACACCAAACACTGAGCTACATAAACTAATGAAAGACTCTGATGCGTTTGTTGACTTAGAATCATTACGTGATGGATTCTACAAAGACAATAATTTTAAAATGAATGACATTATGTTGGTTCTTAAACCAACTGGTGCAGGGGTACAGTCTAATCATTCCACATATACAAATGATATATTAGGTGATGTAGTTGGTGTTCCTAATAAGTTAGTTAACGCTTACTTTTTACTACCTGCATCTATGAAAGCTAAGTATGGAAAAGTATTGAGTGGAGCTCAACAATCTCAAGTTTTAGCTCCATACGGAAGTGGTATAAGAAACATAGAAAGTCAAAAGGAATCAAGAAAAGGCAAAGAACAAAAAACAATTGATGATTTTATGAGACAAACTGGAATGAACACCAGTGGGTTTTATAGTCCTCAAGCTGACATGAGATATCTGCAAAGACAGTTAGATCAAATTGCTCCTGGATATAAAGTAAAACAAGCCAAGATTAATCAGTATGGACAAGGTGGAGGTGTGTATGTTATAAAACCACGTGGTGGTATGCTAAAGCCTCAAGCATTAAGAAGAGGTAAGTTTCAAAAATTAGATAATATTAACTCTGCATTTAAAATAGTTATAGATGGTAGAATGGAAGGATTTAAAGATTCAGGGTTAAAACAATACATGCAGAAACGAGGGTTCAAAGCAAAAGAAATAAATGAAGCATTAAAAATAGATAAGGATTTGTTTGCAGATTTTCCAAAAAGTTTTGCAAATGTAGATGGTGGATTACAAAAAGGAGTTGGTATACTTAATACTATTAATGAACATTACAAAAAATTATTAGCTGCAAACAAAAGAAAAAGAAAAAATAAACGTAGTCTTGAAGATATTGTAAATGAAACAATAGAGTTCATGTATACGCTTTCAGGATACAAGAATGAAGGTGGTAAAGGTTCACGTAAAACATCGCAACAACAAGCTATGGAAGTAGATGTTTTAAATTATCTATCACCAGAAGTATCTTCTACAAATGCAATTAGAATATTAAATCTAAATAAAAACATACGTAACATTAAGTGGTCACAAGGCGAAAGCAAAAGACTTCAAAGAAAATTACGTCAGTACATTAGAAGTGTAGTGCCAAGAAACTTAATGAAAAAAAGTCAGGTAATATCTCTAATTGATAAAATAAATGCAGTAGATGAAGGGAACTATGAATTAATTGTAAATGAAATTGCTGATGGAGTTACAGAGATAACTAACGAATATTTAGATAATACTATTTTAAACATATTAAATAAATCTTACACTACAGTTCAAAGTGGAAGACTTAAAGGTACATCTATATCTAATGTAATTAAGAAAAGATTAGATGCTATTCAAAAAAATATAATCGGTTATGTTCCTGGAAAGAAAGGTAAAAGAGGTACAGTTCAACTGCCTAAAAATTTAACAGCAGAACAAGTAAATAATCAAAACAAAAGTTTATTAGACAAGATTTATGCTTTAGAAAAAGAAGAGATAACTATTAATGGAGTAAAAACCGTAGTAAATAAAACTTTGACACCTGACGAAGCTCAAAGTGTAGCAGATTTAGGTGTTGCCATTGCTTATAATAATACATTAACAATGGAGCAAAACAACCCTAAAAAAACTAATGCATACCAACAGATTTTATTTGGATTAGAACAATTACAATCACAAGGAATTACTGGACTACAATTGCAATTATTAAGAGATGCAACTATGTATATGAATAATAGCATAGCTATGTTAAAAGAAATGGGTGTAACAATAAATCCAGAACAAGATTTAATAAATGAGGGCAAAAAAAATATAACTCAAGCAGACATATTAGCACGATATAAAAAACTAAAAGATAAAGCAGTAAAAGACGCAGGAAGAGGATTAATAAAACCAATAACGGTACGTAAACGTTTAGCATTAGGTATTAAAACAAATCTTAAAGCTGTTGAAAGATATGTGTTTGGATCGGCAGAAGATTTAGCTGGTTTAATGGACAGAATATCTTTATCAACTGGAGAATTGTTTGGTGGGTTCTCTCAAGACTTAGTCAGTAATGAAGTTCGTAAAGCTTCAAGAATTTATAAGGGCAGAATGTTAAATCATGAGTTAGATTTTAGTATGAAAATGACAGAGTTATTTGGTAAAAAATGGACAAGAGCAAACAGAGAAAACTCTAATCTAAATGAAAGCATTGTAATTAGTGAAGCAAAACAAACTGTAATTGATAACGAGATAGCACGTATATATGCAGACACCAAAATGTCTTCAGGAGAAAAAGTAGACTTATTACAAGCATTAAATAAAGAGAGTGTAAGTAATGGTATAATGATATCACAGAATGAACTGTTGTACTATAGAAATCAAGCTCAAGATCCTTCTTTAGTTGCGTCTTTTGAAAACACATTTAAACCAACTGTTTTTGATGGTGAACTATCATATTTAAATGAAAAATTTGATGGCGAAAGTAATGAATATAAATCTCGTATTGAACAAGAAATAGTAGAGAAATTAGATGACAGACTTATAGTTTTAGGAGATTGGATGATTCAAGACTTTTTCCCATCTCAATATGAACACTATAATAAAACTTATAACGAAGTCTATAGGACAGATATGCCTTGGAATAAGTATTATGCAGGAAGGTTATATAGAGCGTCTGAAACAGACATTGTTGGTATTGATTTATTGGCAGATGGAAACACTTCATGGATTAATAATGTTAGTGCAGCAAGTACAAAGTTCAGACAAGAAAACACATCACCAATCAGACAGACAAACGCTGTAGATGCATTGTTAAACTATACAAGAGATATGGAATACTTTGCTGCCTATGCAGTGCCAATTAGAAATATTAATAAAGTTTTCGAAGACTCTGCTGTTAAAGAAGTAATAGCAGATAAATTTGGAAATAATATAAATAAATATATTTCTGATCAAATCCAAAAAATAGCCAATAAAGGTGCAAAAAATCAAAAAAACAGTGAGTTAATTAATTTTTTTAACACAAGTTTCTTGCTTTCTCGTTTAGGTTTAAATCCAACTTTGATTTTAAAACAGATGACTTCGTTTGTTACATACGGTAATGATATTGGATATGCAAACTGGACTAAGTATGCAGCGATGACTCCTTCACAAATGAAGCGAGATGCACGAGAAATATTAGACAACTCAGTAGTATTACAAGACAGATATGGAAAACCAATAACACGTGTAATTGAAACCTACCAAGACAAAGCATTTAAGGAATTAGATGCTCAAAACAATATTATACAGAAAAAGTTTAATAAAGAAACTCAAAACAAATTTGTAAATATATTAATGGGGTTCACTATGTTAGGTGATAAAGGTGCTATAATGCTGGGTGGTTTACCTAACTATAGATTTTACAAGGCTAAATATCTTTCTGAGAATGAAAATGCTACAGACCAAGATGCAATTGATTATGCTATAAAAAGATTTGAAGATGACACTTTAAGAACTCAGCAGTCTTATGATTTACAAGATAAAGATTATTACCAGACTGGTAATGTATTCCAACGTGCATTTAATATGTTCTTAACAACACCAAAACAATATTTAAGACGTGAAATAATCGCATCCAGAAATTTATATAGAAAAATAAAAAGTGGTGGTAAACAAGGTAAGGGCACTTATACAGAAAATCTTAGAACTTTATTTGTATACCATTTTGTAATGCCTACACTGTTTAGATATGTAAGTATGGGTATGCCAGGTTTGTTAAGAGATCGTAGAGAGGATGATGCTCAAGAGTTGACTCTATCTGCAATTATGGGGAATTTAAATGCTTTATTTATTTTAGGAGATTTATTAAATGTTGTTAAAGACACTGCTACAGGTAAGTATTGGGCATCAACTCCTTCAAGCATACCACTATTAGAACAAGCTGCTACATTGAGTAGAGTTTATACGCAAATGAATCAAACAAAAGATCCTTTAAGGAAAAAAGAGCTTGAGACTAAATTTTATTTAGAACTTACCACTTTAGTTGGTGTTCCTGGACCTCAATTAAAAAGGTTTGTTGATAATTATATGGCGTTGGCAGAAGGCCCAAAAGACATGGGGGATTTAATTTTAAGATTATTTAGTTTTGGTGAGTATGTAAGAGAGGGTAAAAAACAAAAAACAAAAAAACCAAGACCTTCTAACTTTACAAAAGCAGAAATGCAAAAGTATATGCCAGAAGAATATAGAGAAATGATGAGAGCTGAGAGTGAATATGAATTAGAATATGCCGATGAAATAAGAGAAAGTGAAGAGGCTGATGCTGAAGCAAAAAGAGAGTATGAACAAGCATTAGAAGAATATTTTAACGAATGAAAATAAGCAAGTTTAATATATCTGATTTTAATGAATACAATTGTATGTATAATAGCTACTTGGTTTTAGTAGGCAAAGCATCATTCGAAGATTTATTAGAAAAAGATTTGAACTGTGCTTTTATATTCGATCCAACTGAATTTCACATACCAATGAATGATGATGCGTATGATGTTCTTATCAATTACTTTGAGCAGTTAGAACAATATAGTGTTTGCAAAGAACTTGTAGAAGCGAAAAGGATTGCAAAGATACTAATTACTTATCAAGATTTTTAATGGAATTAAAACGCTCCACTTCTAATTTATAATAGTGACAAGCCATCATACCTACAACATGACTATCAGTAGGAAAGAAATATTTCCAACCTTTTGATGAACCTCTATTAATATAGTAAAAAAATCCCATTCCTATTTTTTGTGTAGACTTTTGGAAAAAAACAATTGCTGTCTGATCTGAAGTAGGAATAACTTCATATACTTTAAATGATTCTTTGTTTACATTTCCCTCTCTGTCTTTGAAAGAAAAACGAGTTGCAACTACATCTGCGAACTCATATAATGATTTAACTAATTTTTTATTCATAATTTCATTAAACAATTAATTGCTGTGTGTCCACCTATTACAACACCACAACCTATTGCTTGTTTTTTAAAATTTCTTGCGTAAGCTGCTGCGTAACTTTTTGAGTCTACACCACAACCTACTTGCATTCCAAACACTCTGAACTTCTTTCCTACGAACCACATTGTATAAGCTTCTGTATGTGTGTGACCGCATACGCTTGACATCATATTATTTTTTGCTTTTGCCTTTGCTTGTCCACCTTCTCCATGCTCATACAATACATTGTCATACACTATAGTCTCCACCCAGTTCCATTTAGGAGTGCCTAAGACATCGTTATAGGACTTTATCCATGCCGAGGGTACACCACCAGTCATTGCCTTACGTGAAGCCATACGATCATGATTTCCAATTAAAACATCTGCTTTTGGAAATGCTTTATACCAATCTTTTACGAATTTTTTTGCCATCAATAATTCAGAACCTGGAGATAGCCCATCAGGATCAGGCTCATGATAACTAAAAGCGTGGTTATCTAAAATATCTCCTATAAATATTACTTGATTACAATTAAAATTAGAGTAAGTTTCTATACAATGATTTAAATAATTTGGTAGGGTAAAAGGAGCGTGTAAATCACCAACCACTAATATTCTTCGTTCTTTTTTATTTAGATGCTCAAACGCTTTGCGTTTGTTTCCTGAAAGTCTTGGGCGTATTTCATCTTCTTTATATTTCATCGGTCATACTATGAATTAAATCGGACATAAGTTTGCAAATATTAGATGCTTTTAACTTTGCTTTGTCGTGATCTCTCTCCATTAAGTCCTCATACAAGTCGTTGGCAAGGTCGTGGATACTGTTAGTTACATGATTAATATGACTAATTGCATTAGTGTCTTCAGCAGAAACTTTGGATTTGCGATTACTTATATAATCCCATTCTCGACCAGAGTTAATCATCTTTTATTTGTTTTTCTTAATCCATTGCAAGAAGAAACTGTTTCCCAGCAGCTTCATCTAATTTTTTTATAGTGCGATATATTAGTTTTGATTTTTGTTTTACTTCTTTTCTTTCATTGATAGTAGAATCTATACCTAAATTACAGTACATTATACAATCTATATGTAATAACGCATCTACTTTTCTTTTTGTTGACCACGTAGAGTAATTATAGATTTTATCTACATCGAGAATCGTATAAGGACAATCTTCTTTAGATGCCATAAAAAGTATTTTGTTTTTTAGTATTGTAGTATGCGATTGATACTCTTTGATTAACAAATTTAATAAATTATTTCGTTCCTGCAAGTTTTTTACATTGTTTTCAACAGAAAAATCTAAGTTTTCAACATTATCTAACCAAAGTAATTTTATTTTATTAAACTTGGCTTCAAAATTTTTATCGAATTTTAACATGTATGGCATTTCCTTAATTGAATGTATTACAGTAGCATGATGTTTATTAAATATATCAGCTATATCTTTAAAAGTCATATAATGATTTTTACGTAACAAATAAAATACCACTGCTCTTGCATATACATACTTAGTCACACGAGACTTAGAATATATATCGTCAATATTGAATACTGAAGCTGTTAGGGTTATTAATTTTTCTATTGGATTCATGATTTGATTTGATGTAACAATTTAAGTTAATGAGGTCTAAGTATTCGTCAACATCGATGAAAGATATAAATGACAGTGTCATTATAAATCCAGGAAGTTTTGTAATTTCTATTGCAAAATAGACTTGCTCATCTTCGTGTTTTACCACCCCCCCTCTGATGTGTGTAATGTATTTATTAGATGGAACACGTTTTAAATTCTCATCTAAAAATTTTGCTATTTTATGTGCGAGAAATGGATCAATGGATAGAAAGAAATCTTTGAAATCATCTTCCATGTCCCAACTACTATCCTCTGTATATTTCTGTTCGTAATCCATGCTCTTGTAATTCTTTTAATCTATACTCTTGTAGAGCTGATACTTTTCCTTTCAATTTTTTTACTTCTGAAAACAAAACTTCACAATTTTTTGGGAAAGCGACAAGATCAGGAATTCCGTTTTTATTTGTTTTTATTAACTTTAAAACATAATATCCTTCAGCTTCTAACTCTTTTATTCTTTTACTTTGTATCTGTTGTTCTGTCATTTTTATAATCTAAATAAAACCCTATAGCTACTATCACATTCATTCCTATAGATGAACTTATTTCTATTATGTCATGAAAAGAATGAATAGACAAATGAATATGTCCAACAACCCAGAATGGTATTGCAAGATTTTGACTTATCCAAATTACTAAAAATTTAGCAAACCTCATATCACAAATCTAATAAATCCTTTCTAAAATGATTTAAGGTGTAATCTTTTTTCTTTACTACAGCTTTATAAATTTTATCTTCTATACCACCTTTAGCAAACACCCAATATATTTTGTTTTTTAATCTATCCTTAGTTGTCATCCTATCTCTTGATTGCCAGTAGCTTGTCGCACTAAAATCTATATTGTAATAGACCAAAGCTTCTGCATGACGTAAGGAAATACCCTCACGTCCACTAACAATTTGCAGTGCTATAGATTTATTTGTAGTATTAAATTCCTCAAGATTTTCGCATAACTGATTACAATAGACTTCTTGCAAAGCTTCTAACTCTGCTTTAAATTTATAAAAAATTGCTATTTTATTATTTTTAAACTTTTCTTGAATAAATTTACCTTTAGCAGTACATAACACTTGAGATTTACCACTCTCAAACTTGACTGTACCAGAATATAATTGATGTGTTTTAGACATTAATTTAACTCCAGTATCTGCTAATATTACTTCATCTTTACCTTGAATTACTCGGTCTTTTTGTAAACGTTTTATAAATTCTAAAACTTCAGGACAAATATCTACATAACAAACCTCTTCCGATATGCTTACTTTAAAACCAGCTTCTTTTTGTGTATATGATATGGTATATGGTTTCATTTCGTCTATAATAGTCTGTAGACCATCAGAGTAATCGTTTATGTAAAGAGAATTGATTTTTCTTTGCTTAACATTTACATAGTGTTTAGAAAACTTATAAAAGTTTACATAATCTTTGAAAGGGTTGTTTGGTATTCCATATACTTGATGATACATTTGACTGTAAGATTCTGGAGTAGGTGTTCCAGACAATAGTATTACGTAACAATTATTGTCCTGGATTAAACTCTTAACTTGTTTTGCTCTTTTACTTGGTTTTGGAAATGCACCTAAACTATGTGCTTCATCTACAATTACCATGTCATACCCACGCTGAGGTATTTTATGGATTGATTCATAATTAATAACTGTAATTTTAAACGATGGTCCTAACATTTTGTAGTCATCCTCAATACTACTAATAGCTTTTTTCTTTGTTAAGAAGAGTGCGTTAGAGACAGGCAAGAGGCTACTCATACTCAAACTTGTAATTGTCTTGCCCGTTCTAACTTCGAGGGCAAGATACAAAAATTTATATTTTTTTAGCTGAGGAAGTCCTTTATTTACTATAGACTCTTGATAATCTCTTAACTTCATAAAAGTGGCTTAATTTTTTCTACAACCTTTGCGACTATATCAACAGTAACAGCATTGCCACACATTTTATAGCGTTGAGTGTTACTAACTGGTTTTATATCTCCATCATAATCACCTTCAGAAGTCCAATTGTCTGGAAACCCTTGAAGTCTTTCACACTCTATAGGCGTAAGTCTTCTGACATTTTCAGTAACGACTACACTGTCTAATGGTGCTGACGTTAAGGCATTAGAAAGCCTATCAGATCGTGTTTCTAAGCGTTTTATTCTGTTTGTTTCTTCAGAAGACTGGCGAGGATACGTTCTTAATGCTCCTGAAACTACTAAGGGTGGCATTGTGCTTATGTCTTTTTCGCTGTGTCTACGTGCAGATAAGCATGGTGTGTCACCATTTTGTCTTACTCGTAAACCTTCATCGTTTCTAAAGTCAGCAGCTTTAACTATCTTAGGATCTTTATAGTCTCGAGATAACAAAGCAGGTGAAGTATCTTTGAAGCCAAACTCTCGTGGCGAAAAATTACTTATTTGAGCGTGTCCTTTTGATACTCCTGAAGACGTTGTTGGGCTGAGTCTGATAGGAAAAACTCCTTTCCAATCTCGTTTTGTTTTTGTAGAATATCCGACAAGGTACACTCTCTCTCTGTTTTGGGGTAATACCCACGCTGTATTACACAGTTGCCATTCAAGTCTATAACCCCCAATGTTGGTAAAGGCTTGGAGGATTGACGCAAAATCTTTGCCAGAGTTTGAGCTGAATGTTCCTTTAACATTTTCCCAGATAAAAACTCTTGGTCTGCACTCATCAATGAGTCTAATGGCTTCAAGGATAAGGCTTGAACGTTGTCCTCCCATCCCTTTACGATTTCCAGCAACACTAAAGTCTTGACAAGGGCTTCCGAAGGTGATAGCATGAATTCTTGGTAACTGTTCTTTTCGAACATCTGTAACTGATCCGACATATGTACTATTTTTAAAATTGTTTTTATATACTGCGATTGCGTGTTTATCTATTTCTGAATAAAAAGACTTAACTTTATATCCCGCTTTTTCAAAGCCTAAGTGAAAACCACCTATTCCAGAAAACAAGTCTAATACGTTTATTTTTTTCATAATTAAAAGTCAAGGTCTGTTTGTTTGATTAATGATTGTTTGTGTCTAAATTTAAGCCATTTACCTGGTCCATCTCTGCCCTCTTCAGGAAGACAACCATATTGATATTCTGAATAAGCTAACAGCCACTTATTGAATTTAGTCCTTGAGACTGTCATCTTGGCCTTAGGAGCAAAGTCTGGATTCTCTTCAACAAAATCCATATACAATTCATTTTTATAAAGTTTCGCTCCAATATAAAGTTTTTCGTTTTTTACACCACCAATAATCCCACACCATTCAATAAATTCATGACAGCTTTCAGCCGACAACTGACGAATTTTTAGATTTACAAAATCACTTTTTATTAATCCATGTTCTAAATACATTTGTAAACATTCTATCATGTAATTATCAAACTGACACCACTCCTCATCATTCCATTCGCCAAACATTAGTTTTCCAAACTCTTCTAAAGGTGTAAAATCTTTAGTATAAAAGTGTGCCAACTCTAATTCCCACTTTCGTCTTTCAAATGAATTACCTTTACCTTTAATTGCATAGTTAGTTGTAATAGCTACTTTTGGTGATTTAGAAAATGGAATCTTTATTGCATCCTTATTTTTCTTTTCTAATGTTAATCCTTCTGTCACTACAGAAAACAATCTTTCAAAATCAAAATGTTTTTTTACATCATCAAACGTGAGTATCTGTGTGTCGGCAGAAACTAATTGATACGCAAATGATTTTTCAAAGTTGAATGATTTGCCATCAATAACTACTAACTTTTTCATATGAGACAAAGCGTTCATATACAATCCTTTTCCTGAACCACCTTGTGGAAAGTCAGATATTACTTCATCATTTAATATTACTGCTGGGCTGTATGATAAGTTTTTCCATCCATGCAAAAGATAGCCTATGGTGGAACGCATCGACTTAACTCGACTATCATTTCGACCACAAATGTTTTCTATAAATGTTTTGTAATCACAATCAAAACTTTCACATAACTCAAAATCTCTGTCTATTACGTGATCTTTCCACACATAACCACCTATATCAAGATAGTCTATAGTTTTAATATTATCGTATGTAATCTTGACAGCACCATTACGATAGTAAAGGTAAGATGTGTCTTTGTTGTCTTCAATAAAATATACATCAATAGACGAAAGAAGTGTAAGAAATTCTTCACGAAAATATCTTGTGTTTTCAGCAAAATAATTATATACACTTAAATCATCAACATCTAAAAGATAATTTAATATAAAGTCTTTTATTTCTTTTTCACTGGTGTGATCAATCAAGTTGTTTGTTACACGAACAAAAATATAGTTCTTGCTTCCAACTGGATTAAATTTATAAAATCCATTCTCTTCCAGGAAATGTTTAAATAATATATGGACAATTTTTATAGTGCCTTTTTCTGTTTTAGTCCAAAACTTTTGATTTGATTGTTCTTCTTCAAGTCGATTGATTACATTTTCTACTATCCCAATCTCAATATTCGACTCTTCTAACTGAGATCGGATTTCTTTTTTTGATACTCCTCTCTTTAACTTATGTTTTATAAGATTTACTTTTTCTTCATCCTCATAATATTTAGTTCCAAAATTTTGTACATTAGAATACGCAGATTTTATAGTCCTTTTAATTTCATCTTGAGTAAAATTTCTGGATTGATAATTATTTAAAACATACTCAGCTAAAGTTTGAGTAACTCCAAAATCATTAAATGCTGAAGCCAACACATAAGTGTTGTGGTTACGTTCTCCTTCATTCATAGGATATTTCTTCTCCCACCATTTCACTAAAATTTCTACAATTTTATTCTCATCAGTTACTGGTAGTGTTGGAAGGTCCACATTTCTTATAACTTCTTGATATTCTTGTTCTTCTACCTTATCCCATATACTGGAGTTTTCATTCACATGAATTAATGGATCGTAAGATTCATAACACACACGTGACAAGTTTTTTGAAGTCTTATCAAAATATTCTGATGCAAAATGTATTTCTAAACTTTTAAAATAAGTTTTGTGCATTTCAGGATTAGGTGGTATTTTAACTAATGCTTTAATGCCATTGCCACTGGGGGAAATAAAAGCTGCGTATACATAATTGTTTTTAGCTAACCTTTCTTTTTCTTGCAACATTTCTTTGTTTGATGGATAACCATCGAAATCTAAACAGATTAAACCACTGTGTTCGTTTATCGAATTGTCATTACGTTTTGTAAACTTTCCTGAAAAACAAATAGCAGGTAAATGTTGCTTGTATTCGTTTCGTTTAGTTTTATCTGTTGTGTTTCTGATTTTTTTTACTAAGTCTTTTGAAGCACCTTCTTGTATTCTATTTAGAATTATATCAACTGATCTATAGAACGGTTGTGAGGTGTCTTTGATGTCTTTAAATATAGTTATGTTCATTTTGTGTTCATTTGATTTTTTATAAAACTCTGATTTACAGTAGTTTCTTTTATTTTATGTTCATTATGTTCAAATAAAGTATAATAATATATAAATAAAATAATATTAAAGAGTTAATTTTATTGAGATTTAAAATACAGACTAAAAATGAGCATAATGAACACAAAAGAATGGGGGTTAATTACCCCCAAACTTATTGTGCCAATAGATTAAAATGGTAAATCTGGATCACCTTCGACTACAGAAGCTGTAGCAGTTGAGACTTGGTTTGGAGCTGTCTCCTTTTTGTACGGCTCTTGCAATTTACAAGAAAAATACTTTTTCCCATTTTTACTTTCTGTTAACCATGCAGAAACTTGAAATTCATTACCATTCAAGTCTTTTCCATTACCATTGTAATGAGGTTGGTTGTTGTTGTCGGTTCTGTTTTCATTTTTAAACAAAGAAAACGTTCCTGGTTTTACTTCATAAGTTGAATCACTCATAATTTATAATTTAATTTTAATGTTCTGCTCCAAATGTTCAATTGTAGACATGATAATTTCATCCTTATCTTTTCTACAGTTGCAGATGGTTGGAACTTCCATCCACAATACTTTTGCATTTATTCTAAACGAACCGTTGTTAAAGAGTTTGTTTATGTATGTAATTATTAATGTTTGCAGTTTTTTCATCGCTAAAAAATTTAGTGTAAACTTCTGTTGCAGCTTGTACTTTGTTTTGACCACCTTGCACAAAATCGGCAGAGCATTCAAAAATGCCCAGTCTTTGACTGGTTTTACATATTACAATGAACAACATAGGTTTGTTAAACATTCGTTGGTATATATAGGCTTGACTGTCATAATTATAAGTCTTTGCACTGTACATAAATTTATCAATGTCAGAGCTCGTTTTCACGTCAATAATATAATCATCATGAATAATATCAGCTTTACCTTTCCACCAGTTGCCCATTATGTTATCTACCATCGGAACTTCAAACTGATTATTGTCTGCATATATTAAGTCATGTATTTCAATATTACTTGTCATTTTATCTACCCACGACAGAACTTCTTCTTGTTCTTTTTTTAGAAGTAAAATATCATTAGGTGGACAGACTTCCTTGTATGCTTTTGTTGAACGTGAAGCTACATCAACAACTGTAAAGTTGTCTAATTTATCACGCTCTAACATAGCCGTATGAAAATACGATCCTACTAACATAGGTTTAGTTCTAACTTGTGGAATTCTAAATTGCGTAGGATTTTTTAGAAGTTTGATAATATCAGAGTTAGATAAATACTTTCTACCATAATCACCGTAGTAAAAAGTATCATCCTGAAGTTTCTCTATCGCTACTTGTGGTGTATCTAACTTATTTGCCATTTGATAATGTTTTAAAATATACTTCTAAATCTTCATGCTCTGTCTTTTCTATAATATACTTTTCTTCTGTCAGTATATCTATTATTTTTTTAAGACCTTTATCTTTGTTTTTTGCCATAAAACTCAAAACTTTCTGCCAGTTGTCTGTTCCAAATTCTAACTTTATTGGCCATTCACCGACAGTTTTAGTTGGTGGAGATGTAGTTGCAATAATATCTTGCCCAACCCAAAGTTGTAAGCCTAATCCATGCATTGCAATCGCTTTAGCCGTTGCTCTTTGAATGGCCGTATTGATATCAAAAGAATTAATTTTGTTTAGATGAATAGAATTGTTTCTATTGTCAGTTATTGGAAGTTCATCAATATGCTCTACGCCATTGACCGTAATTCCTACACTCACCCAACACGTTCTCCCATCCGTAAAGTAATTTACTACATCACCATTTTCAAAATGTCTTTTGTAAATAGTTCTTGTTGATCCTGGATACTCTATTTGTAGCAACGTCCATGCAGTTGCCCACGAAAGGTAGTCGAAATTTCCTTTTTTCTCTACCTTACCTTTAATGTTGACTTTAGCCAATTTCACAAAAGGATTTTCATTTGTTTTACTCATTGTGTTTTGATTTTAATTTAACTTGATTTAATTTATTTCTAAGGTCTGTATACTTTAAAAGTATATTTTCTCTGCGAGTTTTTAGATTTTGAATATGCTTGTCGTTTTTTCTTGTGTTGACTTCGTTCTGTATTTTCTTTTCAATCATATCTAATTTATGTTTACAATTAGAAAGCGATATTTTAATACATCCTACTTTCCATCCATAAATTAAAAACAATCCAAGTTCATCATTGTCAAGGGGTTTAAAATAATCGCCACCTTTGTTCATGTTGAAGATTTCAATATGCTCTCCAAATTTTTGCATCTTTACACCAGCTCCAATAACAGCAACACCTTTAGGTAATGGTATAATAGATGAACGTGAATCTATATATGCCTCATTCCAAATATCCTCTATTGTATAATATTTAGATAAGGGATTCATCGGCACTAAGGATTTTATAAATTTGTTTAAATTCAGGATCTGATTTTACTTGTTCTTTAGCTTTTTTATAGTTATACATAATGGTTGTATGAGCTACCTCATAACCATGTTCGGCTAAGTAGTGTTGAATGTAAGCAACGGATATTGGACGTTCTTTACATAACAGATATAACATTTGTCTTGCGTCAACTAAATGTCTACGTTTTGATTTTTCGAATATACTATCTAAGTTAACATGAAATTTATCAGCTACAGCAGATGCATATTTGTCAAAGATGTCTTTTTTCATTTTTTTGGTTTAGGTTTATTATCTAATATTTTTTGTAATACTGCTTGTTTCTCTAATTCAATTTGAACTTTTAGCAACATTAAATATCCTATTAAGTCTTTTAAAGTGTCTTCTGAGTCATTTGGGTTGTCAAATCCTATTTTTTTTATTCGACTTAACTTGTCATCAATACGTGCTAAGATTCCCTCTTTTGCAGATAATTTACTAAAAATCTGTGGAGGATTGTTTGCAGTATCTCCGTAATCTTTGTTCTTTTTAAGAAGCAAGTCAATTACTTCTTGACCTACATTTGAAATCATATCACATGTATCTAAAGACACTCCATCTTTCATACTCTCTATTCGTTCTGAATATCCAGTGTTAGGATGAGTTGAATTTGTGTTCCACATATTATTTAAATAAAATTAATGTTAATACAGTAATTGTTAATCCTAACAAACACCAAAACATACTTTTATATATTTTAGTCATTCGTTCTGGACTTCTACCTTGATTACTTCTATATTGACGTTCTTTACGAACATTTTTGGTATAGACAATAGTCCAATTGTTTTTAGAAATTGCTCTGGATCTCCCAGCTTCAGTCTTGTACCATCGTGTGTAGGGGATTGGCTTCCCATTTTTTAAGAAAGCAATACCATATGGTTTGCTAAATTCTTTTTGAGTAATAATTTTAATTTCTTGCATCTGATTTAAATTTTGTTTTGTACCACCAAAACCCCACTACTTTCGTAGTGAGGCATGGATAAATAAACACACAACTATTTATGAGCCAATAAACAAGGGTGGCTCACCCTTTGTGTCTTCTAATTTGTTTTCTGTGTAAGGATTCTGTGAAGGTCTTATCCTGGATTTGTGAGAATTTTCGATTTGTTTTTTACAGTCGTTGAGGTATTGTTCTAAGGTCATAATGAATTTAATTTTATTTAATTATTGTACAAATTTAGTTAATTAAGTTGTTAATTCCTAACTATTTTAAAGTTTTTAGAGTAAGAACGTGACAGTCGTTTAGCTATTTCTATGGCTTCATTATCGTTCTTTGCAGTCACATCTATATGCTCATAATCATAGCCCATATCGTCTGCACCTACATAAGCTAAAAACCAATATTCTACTGTATAAGGCTTGAGTTCTTTAAGTTTGTTTTCTGTTGAAATAATAACTTCCTCACACAGTTCTGTTGGTATTTTACTTCTGTCGTAATACGATGAACGACCTTGTGTGCCAGTCGAAGAACCTCTCGGAGCAGATGTATGACAAGGCATTCCATTTTTACACATTTTTCTGGAAATCCAGGAGTCGTTGTTGTTCCAAATATCAGTTGGTTTCATTCTGTCATCTCCATACTGACAATAAGTTACGGTGTTTAACGAATGTTGAATTTTTGCCCAGTGAGGTGACTTTCTCATTTTTCCACGTGGGTTTTCAACGTACCAAATTAAGTTTGGATTTTGAGTCAAATAATACTCTATAATTTCCATTGTCTTGTGTAGGATCTTTAAACCCTTTTTCGCATTTTCTGTCTTTGGTGTAAAGACTTCACCTTTCACCCAGTGACGCCCAATAGACGCTACACTAAATGATTCACATGGTGGACTCGCCCATATAACGTCTGGAACGAAAGGTACTTTGTTTACATCAAATTCTAATATGTCCACAACATAATCTGTGTTGGGGAAATCAGTGAAATCGGAAGAGAACACAGTGTGTCCTCTATCCGTTCCAACTTTGCCGATGCTACGGCTACCACTAAATAATTCTAATATATTCATCTTTGTTTAATTTAATTGATTAGTAAAATATCCACATACATACGTAGAATAAGATTGACAGTATTGCCAAAAACAATATGCTACCTATAGCTTCAAGTGGCTCTTCTTTTATAAATTTTAAGAACTCTTTCATATCTATGTGTTTTCGATTATTGATTCTATCTCTTGCTCTCTATCCAGAACCTCACGAGCCAAAATCAGAAGGCAACGTAGTCCTTCTAATTCTGAATCGCTTGACTCTTTACTTATTTCTTGATTGTCAATTGCTTCAACGCAATCACTTAAATCTCGTGCAGTATTTTCAAATCTGCAATAACTTAAATTTGCCATAATTAATTATCTTTTCGTTTGTAGTAAAGACTGCTCCAATTGTTAATACTCTCTACTTGATTTCGTTGTTCTCTCAACCACTCATCAACTTTATTTGTAATGACTGTTGCACAGTCAAAACTCAAGTCTGTTAAGTAGTCTGCAAAGAACTCATTTGTATCAAAGTGTTTTTGCATTTCTACCCAGTTTTTAGGCAGAACATCATCGTCAGTGTATACTTCTACTATCTCTTCTTTTACTTTATCTATTACAACGTCTATCTCTCGTTTAAGATTAGGGAGTGTAAGGTGTGATATCCACTGTTCCATAGCATTGATAAAATCTTCTTTGTCTATGACTTCATCGTCATAACAGTCAAGATTAAACTTAAATGCTTCCATTAGTGTTGACTCTTTTGTCAACTGTATTTGTCTGTGTTTAAATGTATTTTCCATAGTTATTTATCTTAAAATTTTAATTGCTTTTTTGATTTGTGTGTGCGTGTATTTAGCACTTTGAAAGTGTGCATATGACTCACCTAATTCTTCTAATATTAATAGATTGTCAATTGCTTGTTCTAAAAGATCCTTCGCAGCTTTGGGTGTAATCCCCATAGTATATTGAAGTGAATTAATGATGTTAGTTACCTCATCACGTGATTGCCATGATAAAACTCCAGACTCACCGTTAATTGACTCTATGTTAGTCATAACCTCAAATGAGACTACGCCATCACCATATAAGCCTTCACCACCTACTACTGAGATTGTGTTGCCGTTAGGGAACTCGTGAAACGCTTGAACGCCTTTACACGCTTTGTGTTTGTTGAAGTTTAAGTCATCAAAGGACTGTACTGATTTGTTCATAATTGTGTATTTAATTGTTTGACATTATTGTCGTGGTATGGGGAGAATCGAACTCCCCAATGCACCATGCATACCGTTATATTATATTGTGTAAGCACAATCTAAATTACCTCTGTCGTTAAATAACGCCAATGCACCACCATCATTCCCTTCATCATCTGTTTGTGGAAACATTAAAGAACCATCTGACATATGTAATATGATTGGTGAATTATACCACCCTAAACTATCTCTTTCTGATGGTGTACAGTATCTAACCTTCACTATAGATAACCCAACTAAGTGTTGGAATTTCTTTGCATGTTTAAAGTGTGGTAGATTGTTTCGCTCCTCACGTGCTTTACGTCTTGCTTTCAATCTGTCTTCATTAATAGTTCGGATGAGTTTAACCCCTTCTTTATAAGTTCCCATACCGAACTTAAAACCGTTGTCGCTTAGACGATATAGTCCTCTATCAATACGCTCAAGTAGTTTCTCATCATCTGTCCATGACTTAATTGCAGTTGCGTAGTTACCTTGACGAACCACGTAAGTCTCAATGTCATTGCCTTGAGCAACCCATATTGCTTTATGGATGTCTTGACGTGTAAAGGTTTGGTGTCCCCATCCTTCTTCAGTTTGTCTTGATAATATCAACTCTACAAGTTGACGAAATGTTGTGTGTTTTACTGTTGATTTGTTTGTTTTAATTGTACTCATGATTGTGTGTGTTTAAGATTAATTATTGTTTAAGTATAAATTCATTTAATAGTTCTTTGTTAGAGGAATCCAACATCATATAAAACTTGTAGAACAACTCTGTTCCAGTTAAATTCTTTATGAATCTGTTGTCTGTCTCTTTTCTCGCTACTGTCAAATAGCCAACTAATACATCCCATTTAGACTGTAAGTGATTGGATAACATTGTGTCAACACCCCATACTCTTTCGATGAAATCGTAGTGAAAATTGTTAGCGTAGTAAGTGAATGTAATGATTGCGTTAGACTCGTGAAATGCATACTCTGATGGAGTTGTTGCGTGTTTAACGTTTGTTGTTTCGGTGCTCATCTGAGCGTGTAATTTGTTGTTCATTTTGTGTGTATTTAATTATTAATATATGTGCAATATACTATTAATTCTTGAACCGACCAAATCCCTTCGTAGAGGATGACTTGATGCACAACTCGAACCACCAGTTCTCTCTTTGCTAATGTCCTGGTAGACAGTAAGTTACACAACTCTCTCTTCGCAGCTTTAGTGAGGATGAAACGTTTACTCTCTGACTGGCTCGGACTGGGGTTAAGAGATGTCTCTCTGTCTCTCTTTAATTATATTGGGGGAAGGACTATGGTGATAGGGGAATATGTAAGCAGATATAGTACCGTAAGACTAACGGATAAGGGATGCAACAAGCACCACCAATGTGGAGCAAGGGAGTAAGGTGTTACCCCCTCATGAATTCTGAAAAAGTCTGAAGAAAAAATTAGAAATTGTTTCTCGAAGACAAAAAAGTTTTGATTTTATTTTTAGGGCTGGTCAACGTATAACCTACTATAACCCTCAACCCCAACATATGTGAAATTTTTTTTTTACCTTTACAAAAAATTAGAGATATGTCATATAATAAATCCCACAATGCAGGTGACGGCTTGTATATTAAAAACGGTAGGCTCATCAACATGAGAGCTGAAGGTGTGTCTGGTATTGAACAAGCTTCAATGTATAGAAACCAAATGAAAAAACAATATAAAATCGACTGTATAGCTGATGGTATCGAAAGAGCTAAGATGCGTATGGATGGTAGTAAAAATATATTAAAGTATTAAGACTTTCCCGATTGTTCTGTTTTGATCATGTGAAAAGAGGGGGTTCGTAAATCGAGCTTCCTTTTTTTTATTGACTTATGTTCAAACCTAACATAACTATGTTCATTTAAAAAAAAACGAACACAAACTAATTATCTGATTTTCAGTATATTATATTTATTATGTTCATTATGTTCATTTTAAAGTAAATATATAGAGTAATAAAATATATATATATTGTAAGTTATATATATATATATAGAATAGAAAAAAACGAGCATAACGTACACAACCGTTTAATTAATTTTTGTACCTTTGCATTATAATTTAATTAATTCTAATATAATGTCAAAAGGCTATATACCAAAAAATCTTGATTTCGATTCAGAGGCAAGAACAAAGTTAATTTCAGGAATATCTAAAATTTCAAAAGCCGTTAAGAGTACGTTAGGCCCACGCGGTAAAACCGTATTAATAGAATCTGCTGATCACCTTGGTGGAATTACAATCACAAAAGATGGAGTTACTGTTGCACATTCAATTTATTTAGATGATGCCGTAGAGAATCTTGCAATCCAAATGATGAAGGATGCAGCATTAAGAACTGCTAACACCGCGGGTGATGGAACGACTACTGCTATTGTATTAACCGAAGCATTAGTAAAAGCTGGAAACAAAAGATTAGACGAAAGTCATAATGTGACTGAGGTTATTAAACATATAAATAACTTCACAGAGGAGGTTGTTAAAGAGTTAAAACGCCAAAGTAGGAAGATAACAAAAGCCAGGTTATTAGATGTTGCTACAATTTCTGCAAACGGTGATAAAGAAATAGGTACTATTATAGCTGACGCTTATAACAAGGTTGGGCATAGTGGAATTGTTACAGTAGAAAAGTCTATGACTTCAGAGACATATGCAGAAGTAACTAATGGAATTAGAGTTGACCGAGGATATACATCTAATTTATTTATAAACAATCAAAGAAAAGACGAGTGTATCTTAGAAGATGTTAAGGTCTTAGTTTGTGATACTGAAATTAGTAACATACTACAAATAGAAAAAATACTTAAACCAGTTATACAAAACAATCAGAAACTTCTTATAATAGGAAAGTGTTCTCAGAATGTAATAAACACATTGGCCGCGAATGTTATGCGAAACGGTTTGAAGTTTTGTAACATTGAGCCACCAAACTTTGGCTATAAGCAACATGAGTTAATGCAAGATATTGCTATATCAGTTGGTGCAACTTATTATTCTGAAAAGACTGGAGATGATTTAAGTTTGATCGAGCCTTCAGATCTTGGTAACGCAGATAAAATTATTATTGGAAAGAGTTCATCTGTAATTATTAAACACTCAGCACTTACGGAGCAGATTAATAATCGTATCCAAGAACTAAAAGAATACCAAAAGGGTTGTACTCAACAAGCCGAGATAGATTATATCAATCAAAGAATTGCGAGTTTAGCTGGTGCAATTGGTTGTATATATGTTGGTGGAAACTCTGACGTAGAACAAAAAGAAAAATTTGACCGAGTCGATGACTCGGTGTGTGCAGTGCGTTCCGCACTGGAAGAAGGAATTCTTGCAGGAGGGGGACTATCTTTGTGGAGAGCTGCTTGGTGGCTCAAACCTTCTGATAATGATTATGAATTTGAATTACCAATTGCAAAGAAAATACTTAGTGACGCTTTACAATCTCCTCTACTTCAAATATGGGAGAACGCAGGAATACCAAACGCAAACACAGAAAAGAATATGGCTAACAACTGGGATGGCAACAGTTGGGGATTGGATGTTAAAAGCAATGAATGGGGTGACATGTATAAAATGGGAATCATCGATCCTTTAAAGGTAACTAAGAACGCATTAATAAATGCAGTATCAGTTGCTACTACAATTTTAAGCACCAATGCAATAGTAACCCACGCAAGAATTAAAGAAAAGTAATATGCAGGCAATAGGTAAATACATAGTAATAAAAAAAATAAACGAGGAATATAAATCAGACTCTGGATTATTATTATCGAGTGCTGACATAGAATCATTTAGATATCATAAGGGTGAAGTAATTAATCCTGGAACAAATGTAGAAGTGATTAAACAAGGTGATGTAATTTATTTTGATAAGTCTTCTGGGCACACTATGTTTCTTGAAGATGAGAGTTATACTATCATAGAAGAACGCAATGTAGTTATTGTTCTTTAATTTCTTTATTCATTTCAACAATCATATTTCTATAAACTTTATCCATGTATGAAGCATCATTTCTAAACAGTGGATTGTTTTTAGAAGTTTCTGCAATAATATCTCCATTTAATTTTTTATAAATAGTATTTACAATTCGTTTAGACTTGTAAGTTAATTCATAGAGAGTTGATTCATTTCCTTTTCGTTTTCTCCACACGTGTATCCATCCCTCTTTGAGAAGATAATTAAATCTCTTAATATCCCAGGACATTAATTCTTCAAAATTTTTGAATTGACTTTTGTTAAATATCTGCTCACTGTATAAAAATAAAAGCATTTCTAATTCAGGAGTCCCTAAATTATATTTAGCTCTTACCCAATACCTTACTACACGCCAATATTTTAAATAGTCGTGACTCGGTTTAACACGAGATGTTTGTCTTCTGTTAGACACCCCTTTAAATTTCATTAGATTAATTTGTTATCTTTGTAAAGATACAAAAGTAATGCGATGAGAAAAGAGAATGTAAGTAAAATCATTATTCATTGTTCCGCAACAAGAGAGGGAGATGACTCTATCAATGCTGAGGTTATAGATCGGTGGCATAAAAAAAGAGGATGGAAAGGAATAGGATATCATTTTTTAGTTTTAATAGACGGTTCTATTGAAACTGGACGAATGATAGACAAGTGTGGAGCTCATACTAAAGGTTTGAATTGCAGTTCAATATCGATCTGTTATGTGGGAGGAGTAGAATCTGAAAAAGATTCAAAAGGAAAATATCCTGCAAAGGATACAAGAACATCAGAACAAAAAGAAACATTGTTAGAATTATTGCATGTGTTACGTAAAATGTATCCAGATGCAAAAATTCATTCTCATCGAGACTTTGCTGCGAAGGCATGTCCAAGTTTTGATGCAACTACTGAGTATTGTAATATATAATAAATTATAGCAAATAAAAATAAATAATTATGGGAAATTGTACATACAGATATGATGGAAAAATACACACAGCTGGAACTAAAGATGCGTGTGCAAAACTAAAAGCGGGTTATCAGAAATATTTGAAAGACAATAATATGGATAATCCTAAATCACGCTTGACAAGAAACACAAGTACTACAAGAGGTACTGACTTCCAAGAAAAGAAAAAGAAAAAAACTAAAATACAACAAAAAATTGAAAGTGCATTAGCAAAAAGAAAAGCATTAAAGAAACAAAAAAAGAAGTTGGACTCTATAAGAGGTCAGAAAAGAAGAAATTTTGATGGCAAATGGAACTAATTTTAATATTCTTATATTTGTAAATAACTAATAATAAAAAAAATAAAATCATGAAACAAGGTTATAACGACAGACTCGATGAGTCTTTAGGATCGAGACATGGAAAAAAATCTCAATCTTACAAAAGCAGACGTAATGAATCAAAAGCTATGTCTAAAAAAATGTATGGACACTCGTATGGTGCAGACAAATCAATGTCTTACAGACACTCACAAAAAGTTCATCAACACAGTTTTAGAAAATAAACTATGAGTTTCAAAGCAGTAGCATCTAAAATAGCAAAAAAACAGAAGATATCTAAAAAAGCTGCATCAGCAATCTTAGCGTCTTCTACACGAAAAGCAAGTCCTAAGGCTAAAAAGAAAAACCCAAAACTAAAAAAAGTAAAAGGTAAGGCTAAAAAATAAAATTTAAATTTAATCTAATGGCAAAAAAAATTGTTAAAACAAAAAAAAAGGCTTTAGACAAACCAAAGCCAATTAAAGTAAAAGTTGAAAAAGAAAAGGCAGAAATGTTTATCGATAGCAACACACATGTTCAACACGTACCTTATGTACCACGAAGAATAGATAAAGTGCCGTCACCAAAAAAATAGAATTATGGGGAAATTATTAGTAAAATTAGGAATCTGGATGCAGAACGTATGGTGTAAGTTTCAATGTAAATGGAATTGGCTTATATCTAAATTAATATTTGAAGTGGATGAATGTCCAGTTTCACAATGCCTTTGTAAACCAGGATCAAGTATTCCAGAGGTAAACATGCCTGATCCAGTAAATATGGGTGGAAACATAGATGAAGATCCTTATTATAAAAAAAGTAAAGAATTGAATAAATGAAAAGAACAAAAACATCCAGAGGCTTTGGTGATTCAATAGAAAAATTTACAAGAGCAACAGGAATAAAACAAGTTGTAAACAAAGTCACGAAAGGTGGGTGCGGTTGCGACAAGCGTAGAGATACATTAAATAGGATGTTTCCATACCAAAAATAAATAGTAACAAAAGAGATTTTTAACCCTCAAAACAAAAAAATGGCATACCCAAAAATTACCGTAAATACTGGATTATCATTAGAGATAATAGCCAGTGACACATTACCTATCCCATCACCTGGACTACCAGTAATATCTGGAACAACTACAGCCGCTACAACAGATAAATTAGTTGACGTTGGAGCTGACTTCAGTGAAGTTGAAATCGGAGATATAGTTTACAACACAACAGATAACACTTCAGCAACAGTAGTAGCAATAGATAGTTCTACTATATTAGAAGTAAGTGCTGATATATTTACATCTCCAGAAGCATATACTATATTTTTAGGTGGCCCTAATGGTTCATCAAGAATAAATTCTTCTGACGGATGTTTATTATATGTTGGAAGCAATGACGCAACTATGGATGTAGAAAAATCTTATGTTGACATTAAGGTTCAAACAACAGCAGGGAGTGATATAACATTTGCAAACTTTCCAGTAGGAAACTACCTTCCAATTCAAATATTAAAATTATACACCACAGGCACAGATGCTGCATCTCGTAATAGTTGTATAGCAATTTGGTAATATGGCGCAGCAAATAGGAGAAGATACAAAAGTCACTTTAGATTTAAAAACAATCTCTATGATTGTAGGGTTTGCAGTATCATTATCTTCTATGTATTTTATTCTACAGGCAGATATTGCAAAAGCAATGGAGCTTCCTAAACCAGAAGTTACTAAAACAGAATTTACATATAAAGATCAAATAATTAGAGATGCGATAATGACAACGCAAGGAGATGTTAAGGAGATGAAAGAAACATTATCTAAATTAGAAGAACGTCTCTACGAATTAACAAAAGACAGATGAAACTATGGATAGTAATATTATTTTTAATACCATCACTTACATTTGCTCAATCCTATAAAGACGGTGTAGTTGTTATACAATTTACTGCAGATTTTGTTAGTGGTTCAGAAGTAAATCTTGATAAGTTAGAAGGAGCAGATCAACTGCGATTATTTTTAACTGACCATCCAAAAATTTTTGAAAAGGAAAAAATAAAATTTTTACCAACCGTTGTTTTGTTTCATAACAGAAAAACTGTTTTGTTTATTGAAAGCGATATAACATTAAAATTACCTAATAACACATTAGACACAATACAATTTCATATTAATAAAATAATAAAAAGCAAATTTTAAACTATGAAAAATTTTGAAGATTACAAAAACAAACTATTATTTCTTTTAACGTTATTAACGATTTTAGCTTTTACAATAAACAGTAATGCTCAAACAATAGAAGATGTANNTCCTGTTCCAGAAGAACAATTAAAAAAATTAAAAAAAGGTTTTTTTCTAAAAAAAACTTATGAGGATTTTTTAAAATATGGAACTTTTTATGTTGCAGGAAATGTAAACAATCCTTATCAAAAACAAACAATTGACTATGTTGTTAGAACTAATTCAAGCGGAAGTTTGTACGATGTACCAATTGTAGAAAACGCTACAGAATATTATCCTTTTGATTATCGTTATGGATTTGGCTTGAGAAGAATAGCTCGATTTGATTATGAAAACAAAGAAAAAAACTACTATGATGGTACAGAAGAAAATGTAGCATTATCTGCGCCAACAGCAGCATTTAATGGATTTGAATATTTATTTCATTGGGAAAAAGAAAGAGAGAGAGGTGAGGTATTTACAAACCATCGTTACTTTCTTAGGCATACAAGTAAGTATCACATTGCTAAAATAGAGTCAAGGCAAGAAGGCAATGTAGGTTTTAAATATAATTCAGCTGAATTAAGAGCAAGATTACCTATAGGAAAAAAGTTTAGTATTAGCGCAGGAGTTATTGCACGTACACATGAACAAGCATTTGGATATAACCCAGTAGAAATTTGGTTAAATGAAACAACAGAATATATTGACCCTGAAGGAAACTCATATGAGTATGCAGCTAATCCTTGGTACACTTTAGGATTTGAATATGGATATGATGATATATTTTATACTTTAACAGATGAATCAGGAAATGAAACGCAAGATTGGCAATGGGTAGATTCTAATGGAAACATTGTAGCTAATACAGATTTAGAATTTCGTGAAACAGTTTTTGCTGATTTAATGAATCGATATAACAAAGAACAATGGGATTTATTAGATGCGTTTGCAGAAGTAGCCCCTATAATTGGAGCTGATTATTATAGTTACACTGATAAAATGTGGATTCATGCATATGCTAATTACATATTGCCTTATCATAAATATATTAAAGGAGATGAAGAGTTTAGTTATTTAAATAGAAATAATTGGGGGCTTGGAGGTTTAATTCAAGACTCTGATTTAGAACAATGGTCAGACTATCAATACGGTTTAATATTAGGATGGAATATAAATTCTAATTTAGGTATATTTGTAGAAGGCGAGTATACAAAGTTTTGGGATACAGAACTTTTTAAATCAACTATAGGACTTAACATTACTTTATGAGAATAAGTAAACATATTTCATACGCAGAGGCTATTCATTCTAATACTGCAAAAAGAAAAGGAATTGACAATACTCCTAATCCAACGCAAGTAGAAACAATGAAAATAACTGCTGAAAAAATATTTGAGCCTCTAAGAGAGTGGGTCGCTGGCCCAATAAAAGTTAATTCTTTTTTTAGATCTATAGCTTTGAATGAAGCTATAAAAGGCTCAAGCACCAGTCAACATTGTAAAGCTCAAGCTTTAGATTTAGATGATGTGTACGGACATAAAAGCAATGCAGAAATGTATTATTGGATAAAAGATAATTTAAACTTTGACCAATTAATATGGGAATTTGGAACTGATATGAATCCTAATTGGATACATGTTTCTTATGTTAATGATAAAGAAAATAGAAACAAATGCTTAAAAGCATATAAAGACGATGGTAAAACTAAATATAAAATTATATAACAATGGCAGGTAGAACTAAAGGTAAAAAAGTTTGTTGGCAATACGGTAAAGGCAGATATTGTGGAACATTAATTCCAAGTATGGAAAACGAAAAAAACAGATATGCACGAACTGAAAACGGTAAAATAAAAACTTTACCTAAATAAAATGATATGGCAGACAAATCGAAAATGTCATGCAACAAAGTGGTTGCATCAGATAGAGCTGGAAAAAAGAAAATGGTTAAGGCCTGTGAAAACGGAAAAGAAAAACTTATTCACTTTGGAGCAACAGGATATGGACATAATTATTCAGCAGCTGCAAGACGTTCATTCAAGGCAAGACATAAATGTAAAACAGCTAAATCAAAACTAACTGCTCGATATTGGTCATGTAAAAAATTATGGGCAGGCAAAGGTGGTTCAACAAAAAGTTCTCCATCAAGTAAACGAGGAAAATATTAAACAATGAAAGATATATTAGCAAAAATATTTGGGTCAGGCGCATTAGATGTAGGGAATAAAATAGCAGGTATAGCTGATAAGTTTATTAGAACTAAAGATGAAAAAGCAGAGTTTGAAAAAACTATGACAGAAATTTTTATTCAAGCAGAAGTCGAGCAACAAAAAAATGTTTCTGAAAGATGGAGACATGATATGGCAAGCGATAATAAATTATCAAAATCAGTTAGGCCTATTACTTTAATTTTTTTATTTGTATCTACAGTAGTGCTTATCTTTATTGATTCAGGATTTATTAACTTTGCAGTTGACGATGAATGGAAAGAACTTTTAAAAATGCTTTTAATTACAGTAACTGCAGCATATTTTGGAGGACGCTCATATGAGAAAGGAAAATCTATTAAAAAGTAATATAAATGGCAAGAATTAGTACATATGCAAATGCAAGTCCTGTTGTAGCAAGCGATAAGTGGATTGGAACAGACTCTACATTTTTAGATGCAACTAAAAATTTTACAGCTCAATCTGTAGCTGATTTTTTAAATTTAACAGCTAACATACAGTTAGATGTACCTCGTTTTTATTATCAAATTATAGACCCTAACGTTCCTGGACAAACAGCACGAAATTCAGGAAGTATTACTTTTAATCCTCAACAAGCAGCGGTTTTCCCTTTTTCATCTGTTACAGGATTTAGAATAAGTAAATCTCAAATTGGACATCCTAATGTAGATATATCATCTTGGTATACTTCGCCTTTGGTTGGGTCTACAGTAATTATATCTAAATGTTCCGACATATCTAAATGGGGAATTTTTTCGTGGGTAGCTTCGGCTCAAGTCGGAGGAGAACCAAACTTCTATGATATAAGTTTAACCCATACAGCAAGTAACGGGAGCTTCGAGCATAATGAAGATTATTTTATATCTTTGTTGGACTATGGAACAAATGTTCCTGGAGATAAAAATGCTGTTGTGACTTTAGCTCCCTCAAACGATGTTTTTGTAGTAAATCACAATTTAAACAAATTACCGTCAGTATCAGTTATAAATGGGTCAGACGAAGAAGTAGAGTGTCAAGTGGATTATGATAATTTAAATCAATGCACCTTAACATTTAATAACCAGTTTACTGGTAGAGCAATTTTTAATTAATAATAAAGAAAAAAAATTATGGCAGATATTAAGTATTTTGCAAATATAAACCTTCAAAACTCAGAACTTGTAGAGTTTAAAGTAGACAACGTAACGTCTGATCCTGCGGCTCTTTCTGGTGAAGGTCAATTAATATATAGAACCGATTCAAATGTTCTTAAATATCACACAGGTTCAGGTAGCTGGGTAACAGTAGGAACAAGTTCAGGTTCAATGTCAAGCTGGCTTTTAACTGGAGACAGTGGAGGTAGCGCAACTATTAGTGATGGTGAAACTGTAGACATTGCAGGGGGAACAGCTTTAACATCTCTTCGTTCTGGAAACACAGTTCAACTAAGCTTAGACAATACAGCAGTTACAGCAGGTTCATATACTTCAGCTAACTTTACAGTAGATGCACAAGGTAGAATAACCGCTGCATCTAATGGTGGGGCTGGAACAATGACCTCATGGACAATTCGAGGTGATTCTGGAAGCTCAACAGTAACAAATGGAGAAACAGTTGATATTGCAGGAGGAACGTATCTTACAACTGCTGAATCTGCACAAACACTTACAGTAAATCACAATAATACATCAAGAACTGATACTACAAGCTCTACTTCTCCAGGATACGGAGGTTCAGTAGATTTAGTCAATACGGTTACAACTAACGCTACAGGCCATGTTACCGCAATAGACGTTCAAACAATTACTTTTCCAAGTGCAGAAAATTATGATTGGAATCTTCAAACAGATGCAGGTGGAGGCGCAGCAGTTTCAGTAGGAAGTGGAAATACAGTAGTCTTTAATGGCTTAACAGGTATTACAACTTCAAATAGTGGATTATCAGCAAGCATAAACTTAGATAACACCGCTGTTACTCCTGGCACATACACTTTAGCAAGTATTACTGTTGACCAACAAGGTCGTATTACTTCAGCTTCAAGTGGCTCATCAGGATCAATGTCTTCTTGGACTATTGGATCTACTACAGGAGGAAATCAAACAGTATCTAATGGTCAAGTTGTAGATGTTGTAGGTGGAACAGGAATCTCAGGAACTATAGGTGGAACGAGAACAGTAACTTTAGATTTAGATGACACAGCTGTTACTGCAGGCGCATATACTTACGCAAGTATAACTGTAGATGCTCAGGGTAGATTAACCTCTGCAGCTAACGGAACAAGTCCTGGAACAATGTCATCTTTTACATTGGCAGGAGACTCAGGCTCATCACAAACTATTTCCAATGGGAATACGTTGACAGTAGCAGGTGGTACAGCTTTATCCTCAGTTGCATCAGCCACAGACACAGTAGAAATTAACCTTAATAACACTGCTGTAACAGCAGGCGCATATACAGCAGCATCAATTACAGTTGACGCTCAAGGTAGAATAACTAATGCAAGTAGTAATACTCTTGATAATTATGGAAGCTGGACATTATCAGACGGTTC